TTGTGCCATATAAAATTGATGTTTTGAATCACTTGGCAATAAATCATCCAAATCAGAACCGCGCGTAGTTAGATAAATGAATCCAGAACCAAAGACACCAATCAATAAAGATACAATAAAATAATGTAAAATAGATGTAGCAAAAGATACCCACACAGCAGTATTATCCCATTCTATTATATTGCCATCTTCATCAATTAGATTACCTTTTTCATCGCGTGAGTAATTATTTTCTGATCCGAATAATATATCATCTCCAATATCACCATCTTCATTCATTTGATATATATTTGATATATATTTTTTGTTTATAAAAAATGATGTATTAAAATATTAATATTTATATATAGATAATGAAAAAATATAATCACAAAACAGTAAAAAAACGAAATAAAACTTATACAGTAAAAAAGGCAAACAAGACAAGTAAAATAAGTAAAATAAGTAAACCTATTAATAATGATAAATATTGTTATACTGATAATAAAATAGGTGAAATATGCTCATCTGGACAATATAGCACATTTGAAGGAAATTTTTATAAAAATAAAAAAAACCTAGTAAAATTTATAGAAATTAGAGATAAGTTTAAAAAAGATCCCAAATTGAAAAAATTAAAAACACATAAGGAACGATACACTAAATTTCTTACGACTAATTTTCGTCAAGGTGAACTACCTAAACTTATGAACCAAGTTAAAAATGATTTTTATGGTTATGTAAATGATGAATGGTTTAAACAAGATAATCTAGAGGAAGGAGAAAAACGATATTATGTTCAGTATGATAATTTTAGAATAGTACAAGAAAAGGTTTATTATGAATTAATCTCTTTATTGAAAAAATTTATTAAAGAAAACCCTACTTCTAAACAAGCAATTGCGGCAAATAATGTATACCAATCGCTTAAAAATAATACAACAAAGTCAATGTTTAATCATGTTGACGCTGTTTTAGCACAATTGGATAATTTTGTTAAGGATAATGATATGTACGGATTATTAGCAATGGTAAATTCGAATGAAACTATTTCATGGTGTTCGCCGATACAATGGTCAATGATGGCTGATGAAAAAAATGTTAAACAATACATTAGTCATCTAGGAGTGGCACAGTTAGGGATATATGATTATACAATTTATAATGGTCCTCAAGATTATGACGACGATGAAACCAAAAGATATAAAGTAAAAGTTAAAAAAGAATATTTACAATATATTAATGAAGTTTTTAAGGCATGTTTAGGCGAGGATGATGCCAAAAACTATAATCCTCACGATATATGGGATGTTGAATATGATATGATGACCGCGATGAATTGTGAAGAAAATTTAAAAATAGATCCTAACTTTTATAATAAAATAAGCGCACATGAAATAGAAACCAAATATGGATTTGATTGGAAAACATTTACAACGAAACTTGGTTATACAGAAACCCCAAAATATGCAGTAATTAGCGAATTGAATGGATTTAAATGTATGGTTAAATTATTTAAAGAAAATTGGAATTCAACAAAATGGAAATCTTATTGGCTTTTTATTCAATTTAAACAAATGATACGATTTGAAGATTCGATGCGATCCATTCACTATGATTTTTACAATAATTTTTTAGAAGGTCAAGAAGTGCCTATGCCTACTGATATTTATCCTATATTTGGATTATCTCTTATGTTTAATACACTATTATCCGAGTTATATATAAAACAAAATTATAATCCGCTTTACGTTAGTTATGTAAAAAAACTATCGGATGATTTAAAAGAATTATTTATTCAAAAAATAAAAATAAATACATGGCTATCGCCGTCAACAAAAAAAGCAGCCATTAATAAATTAAATAAATTATCAATTACAGTCGGTAAACCAAGCAAATTAAGAGCTGATCCATTGTTTGACTATAATCCAAATGATCCTTTATATAATGTAGGTTTACTTCTTAGATGGAAACATAAAAAATATGTTGCTTTAGAAGGAAAACCTGTTATAGATATACCTGAGTTTGACTGGAATATATTTAAATTATCAGGAACTCAGTGTTATATGGTAAACGCATATTATAGAGCTGATAGTAATTCAATTTATATACCAATCGCTTATTTACAAAAGCCGTTTATTAATTTAGAAGGTCGTGGTTTAGAATACAATTCGGTTTACATTGGTTATACTTTAGGACATGAATTATCACATTCTTTAGATGAATATGGAAGTAAATTTGATGCAAATGGAAATTTAAATGATTGGTGGACTGAAGCTGATAAAAAAATATTTAATAAGAAGATGGAAGACATTATAAAACAATATGAAACATTTGCGGCTCGGGATGGAATAAATTTTGATGCGTCTATGAGTATTGGCGAGGATTTAGCAGATATTTCAGGAATGGCTTTAGTGGAATCATATATATTAGATAATCAAATAGCAAATGATGAAATAACAAAGATTAAAAAAATGAATTTAGCAAAATTTTATATGAATTTAGCAATTCAGGCAAGACAACAAATTTCCAAAAAAGCAATAAAAGCTCAACTTAAAATGAATCCACATCCTTTAGAAAAATATAGAGTAAATTGTGCTTTAGCTCGTTTAGAATTATTTAAGACAATTTACGGAATTAAAAAAGGCGATGGAATGTGGTGGACGAATGATACTATTTGGTAAATTATTTAGAAAAATGTAAATTTATTGGTTTTATTATTTAGAATAATAAATAATCATTTTGTAAATAATAATGTATTCTGTATAAAAATTTTCATAATTAAATAAAAATTTTATATTTATTATATATATAAATGTTTGGAGGAACCAGAAAAAAGAGTAAAACCGTCAAGCGCAGCCCAGCCCGCCGCCGATCCCAAGCCCGCCGCCGATCCCAAGCCCGCCGCCGATCCCAAGCCCGCGGCCGATCCCAAGCCCGCGGCCGATCCCAATCCCGCGCCCGCGCCCAAGCCCGCGCCCAAGCCCAAGCCCGCGCCCAAGCCCAATCCCGCGCCCGCGCTCAAGCCCGCGCCCAAGCCCAAGCCCGCGCTTAAATATTAACTTTGTAAATATTAACTTTGTAAAAACTAAAATATATAATATAATTTATTATATTTGTATTATATATTCTTATCGCGCATATAAAAGCGCTGCGTTTCCTGAGGTAAATGTTAAAATATTAAATCTCTCTTCCAACACAGTTAAATCATAATTATAATCATATACTCGCCAAGTTGGTTTATTTACACCAATGATTTCGCCCGTGGTTTGATCACAAATTGTAAAAACTTGTGCGGATGGATCTAATGGGGGTTGATAGGTGCTAAATTCAAATTGTATATCTTTAAATTTACTTAAATTAATAGCACCGCTTGGTTGAAAATCAAAAGGATTTGTATTTAAATTGAAGTTGTAGCAATACAATCCATCCGGCGAATTTCCGCATGAGCGAGCATATTTTTCCACATAATTAAAAACACCGGCATCAAATTCATTTTCGCGGTATTTACCATCTAAAAGTAGAGCCCAATTTTGCATAATATCTTTTTTATTTGCTGGATTATATTGGCCAGTTACATATATATTTGATGGCACATTAGTTAGACCTTCATAACAACCAACACCACCTATTGGATCCAGCGAAGGACTATAAGTGCCATACGGTAATGTTATCGCATCAAATCCATTTTGTTGTGTTGGATTTTTTAAATCTGACGGTAAATAATCATACGGCCAATTAGTGTAGTTTGACCATTCATTACGCATATAAGCATCACTTCGTTGAAAATACCACATCCAATTAGCAACCATACTCAAACTATCAAGTGAAACCTTTTTTGTGCCTGTTACATTTTGAAAGTTATATTCATATACTTCTTTAATTAAATAATTTTGATCTTGTGCAGCAAATACTTTAGCTTCATCTTCAGTGAGAAATCCATAAGTTGCAATTAAATGAACATCCGCCGCCCAATTTGTTCGTTTATCTGCATTTGTGTAGTCTAGCTCCACATTTGGTGGTTGTTGTAAAAAACGATAGAATTGAAACAAATCATCCGTCTGATTAGCCTGTCGATAATTCATATCCATACTGGTT